GGAGACGTAAGGTGTCGTCTCCATAAAAGAATATTTTCGTGTGATGTTTGGTTGAGCAACATAATCAACGCCGGTATCATATTCAATATCCTCATCCTGGAACGTGGCGCCCGCAGAGCGCGTACTGAGCATTCTAAACTCCTCCGCCTCGACGCGGTAGTCCTCAAAGACTTCGGGGTCGATGCCCGTGAGGAGTCCGGCCTGACGGAAGACCGTACGATTGTCTTTAAAGCGTGATAAGTCTCCTAGTGCTGCTTCGGCTTGCGTTTTATTCTCCACCAAGTCGTTGGTGGCAGCTTTGATCACATTCCTATGATCGTAATATCCCGCGTCGAATTCACTGGCTTGTCCGGTTCCCACAAACTTATCATAAGCGATCTGGGCAAACATCGATTTTTGATAGTTGCGGAGCAATTCCCTGAAGGCTTCTTTGACTTCATAGGTGATTATTGATGTTGTAGGGGGTGCTGAACTAGTGGGGGGCATTGATTCTTAGCCTCCCTTAAATGCGCGCAGGCATGCCTCTAGAGGGGTGGGAACATAAATGGTGTCGCCAATGACTATGTTAGCCTCTGTGGGTTTCTGATTAAATTGAGCTATGACCCACCAATAGCGCGATGAGCCGTAGTACTGATGTGCTAATTTATAGTATCTATCTCCGACTGCCCAAATATGATGTAACTGGGTGATGGACCTCAGTGCGCGCTGGTCGGGATAGTGAAGGTACGGTGATCCATAGTGCCTGATGGAATCCACCCCACGGGGCTTGATTATGTTCTCATAGAGTTCATTGTCGTTTCGAAAGATTATACGATTGTCATAGCGATTTGTCATTTTGGGATCCTTTAGTCCTCTATTCCGTAATCACGATCAAGAATATCAATAGCGCGCTGCCTGATAATAGGACCTGGCTCGCGGAATGTGAGAGCCATCGGGGCGCTCAGCCCGTCGCCCGGGGGGAGCGGCGACGAGAGGTCGGCCGCGGGGAGTCCGGTGAAGTCTTCGGCCGCGGGGGTCACCTCGTGGATGAACGTGGTTGCTGTTTCGATGGTCTTCGTTGATGGCATGTGGGGGTAACTATCGTTTACATACCTATCTCCGAAGACATAGCCGTCATTCATGGAGTCATATCGCCACCCATTCAGGTGTTGGTGAAGGACGGTAAATTCAAAACTGAGGCTAAGTTTTTTGGGAATATATAAGCTTTGATTGGTGATGTGGGTCTCTCTTGTATCATGAGATATCGTAGTGTCGGTGGGGTCGTCGTCGTAGTTGTTGTAATACTGTCCCATCCACCTTCGTTCTTCGAAGGGCATCTCAACGGCATTTTCATAACTATAGCCGAATCCGCCTTGGGACATGTCCGGATTGTAGCTAAGTCCGCCTAAGTAACCTATTAATTGGCCACTAGCGGCAGCATCAGTAATCAAGTTTGCCCATTTAAGCCCTATAAGGGGGGCTGCTTGAAGTGTTTTTCCCTGTCGGTCTCGGGATGCATTCGATGATTGTTGATAAACTGGGTATAAAAAAGTTATAAGCTGATTTACGCGATGCAGATTCTTTCTAGCCATTTGCAAACTATCACTAACCACATCAAATCCTAATGATATAGTGCGGGAGGTGCCCGTAAATGTCGCCAAAGGGTCCATGCGCCCATACACTTTTGTAGGGGTCCAATCGGACGTAAATTTATCATTGAACTCAGTCACCCAGCCCTCAAACTCTGTTTCTTTACCTGTTGGCATGTGTTCAATCTTAATCTTAAAGAACTCATCGTTTCTCATTCGTGGCATCAACACGGCTTTATTCCTCCCTACCCGTTCCCAAACGGACTGAGGGCTTTGCGTCCAGCGTTGGAATTAAGCCCCTTAACAACTAGTTCATCAATCTTTTCTTGGCCGATATAAACAGCGATTTGCTGTGTGCCCGCTGTTCCGGCGTTCATATTATTTAACTGGCGGGACAAGTTCGCTATAGCATCTGTCAGTTGCTGTGTGACGGGGGCAGAGGTAACACGGGATCCCACAGGCATCTCCACCATCTCCGGTCCATGTTCGCCGACCATGGCTACGGAGGTAGCTTGCACAACGCCTCCGCTGGCGAAGCGAGCCTTAGGCTTGACTGTGGTGCCGGCGCTGCTGGGATCCCAGAGGCTATTTCCGGCCATGTTCCCTAGAACACCGCCAGCAAGCCCTCCGATGCTAGCATACATCAGTACCTGCGAGGCTGAAAGAGCTGCCATGGTGGCGCCGACGACTGGTATCGCAGCTGTAAAAGCCAGCATCAGCCCAATTCCAGCCCCGAGGCTCGCGCCGATGGCTGTCATATACCCAATAAAGCCGTCTTTGGTCTTCAGGAAATCTCCAATGATTGTGGCAAATTTACTTATTTTTTCAGTGAGGGGTATGATAACCTTCGTTATCACCGGCTCCATATTGAGATAAAGCGATCTCATAGAGTTGCTTAAAGCATCTGTGATACTTTGAGTTTTGGCCGCTTCGGCGGCGACCTCCGCCTCCTTTATGCGGCGAATCTCCATTTCTTCATTGGTTTCCCCCAACAGCTCTTTAGTCTCTGTAAGAGAAAGCCCCATGGCTTTGCTGACAGCCATCAATTCGGCGCCACTTAGATCTTCGATCGATCTGCCAGCGGCGTCGAAGCCGTCACGCAACATGCGAATACCCTCAACTGGATCTTCATATGATGCATTAAGCATGTCCATGGCATTGAGGAAAGGTCCGCCTAAAATAGCATTAAGTCGCCCGACTTGGGCGCCTGCTTCATCGAAGGTCTGGAATCCTTCCGTGACTTTTACCAGTAAGCCCATCTCAGTGCCGAGAGCTTTAGCGGATACAGCGAGGTCCTCGAATACTTCTTTGCCGTCTTTGCCAAAACGAACCAAGAAGTCGGCATTTTGTATAAAGTCTTGTCCGACATCATTTATGTCTTGACCAAGCGAACGAGCGATCGAGGCAATATCCAGCATCAACGCCTGGCTCTCGCTTAATGACATGTTCATCGACTGCGTGGCTATCTGCATTACTTCGCTTTGCGTGCCAAACTCTAGTCCCATTGTTTGCAGTAGCGCGGTGCTTGTGCCAAGATCTTTCTGCTGTTGTTTGGACAGATATGTGAAGTCTGTATATACATTCTTTAGAGACGTCACTGCGGCTGTTACATCGCCGAATGTCACCCCTGCTTGAAAGGTCGAGCGCTCGATATCCGCTATTACTTCGTTAAATTCATTGCCCGCGCCTGTGCTAGCTCGGAAGCTGGCGAGAGCTGCGTCGGTCTCAAGAGCCATTGTGGCGAGCGAGTCGATCATCTTCATTGCGATGCCAATAAAGAGTGTTCCAGACACAACTCCATCCCTAAGAGTAGTACCAAACCCCAGCATGCTGTTTCTGCCGCCATTGATGATTTGAGACAAGGTCTCCATGGGTCCAGAGAGCCCTAGGACACTCTCTGCCATCGATTCGAAGGCTTGGGTGCCTGCGGCGAAGGAGCCTATTCCTTCATTGAAACCCTCCACATTTTCGGTGGCTTCTTTGAGGGCTGCAGCCACCTCTGCCATCTCCGCGGCGCTGGCGTTGTTGTCGAGCGCGGTGTTATAATTATTCTGGGCTGCTGTAAGTTTGCCGAGAAGGTCCAGGCGCCTCTCTTCCTGCGCGTTGAGGTCGTCCAGGTGTTCCTTCCGCGCCTTAAGGTCGTCGAGTTCAGCGTTAGAGACACTTCCTCTAAGCGTCGAGCGCTTTTTGCCGCCGGACTTGGATGCGCCCGAGGAGGTGCTCCCTGACTTAAGGTGGTCGAGGATCTGTTGTAAAAGTTGTTCTTGAGTTAATGGAGGTGCCATCTAGGTCCCCTAGTTCTTGAATGGCCAGCGGAGACCTGTTTCACTCTCAAAAGCCTTGACTGATCGGTTCAATTTATATTGGGAATTAAGTGTGCGCTGATCGCCCAATCCATGTTTCATATAAGAATCCATGTAACGCTTCTCTCCCGACAGGGCGCCCATGAAGCTGTCGATTTGATTCTTGGTTCCTCTGAGACCCAGGGGAACATCAAAGCCAGCAAAGTATAAACTCAATAGTGCCTTGCGGACTTGTCCAGCGAATTTACTATATACGCGTTCGGAAAGTTGTCCATCTAAATTGTTAAGATTTATAACGTCTTTTGCCAGTTCATCCATCTTTTATATTCCTCTTATACCTATAAATAGTTAGAACAGCAAGAAGTGCTACTTTTGCATTGCGGCGTCGTTTGCTTCTTTTTGTTTTTTGAATTCTTCAATGGTTCGCTGGAGGAACCACTTGCGTAGGGCGACCGGTAAATTATACATTTCTGTAAAGGACCATCCGCCATAATGTTTAAGAGTGAAGAACTCCTCATAAACACTACTTTGATACTCAGAGGTCAGGCCAAAAAAACTTTGCCGTTAATGGCATTGTTACCTCGCCTTCATGATCGCATTGGGCGCAGGTAAAATCAAATGTGAGATCCACATCTGGCTTAAGGTCTTCATAAGTGGTCCGCAGAAAGCGTACATCACTGAGAGGCATGAGATCCACAAACTCGTGGAGCATGGAAGGCTTTGTGACCCCATTAACCGAAACAATAACTGACTTAAGCAGATCTGTAACGGGAGAGGTCTCTTTGGTTATCCGCTTCTTGTTCTCGATGGTCTGGGACAATGTCTGCTCGTCCGCTGATGTAAGCAACCGAACGGTCAAATGGACACCAGCAGCCGGTAAATCAAAAGTAAAGGTTCCATCACCATTGTCTTCTACATTATCATTAACGGTAGAGCGGCTGGACTCGATGTCTTCTAGATTAAATACCTGATCTGTCTTGTTCTGGCACGAGGGACATCGCGTATTTACATCATAGTGGGGTCCATATCCTGTGATACGGGCTGCAACTAGAATAGCGTTCTTATCTCCCAACAGGAGGGTGCCAGGATCGATGGTCTTGTCCTGAATAACAGACTGGACCAGTCGGTCGAGTACTACGCCACTCTTAATGAGAGAAGCCGAGGTGAGAATATCCTCTTCCTTGGCGGTCATGTGCTTAATCTCCACCGTCGCGGCTTTATGCAAGGGGTGCCCTTCAGCATAATAGGCGCCGGCGCTTGGTAGCTCCACAAACTCCGTGGGTACCACGAAAGAGAAGATATTATTCTCAGCTTCTATAGTTGGGGTGGGTGTTGGCGCGTCGGGGTGCGGTGCGCCAAACCGCTCTTCATTATTCCTTCTTGACAAAAGTCACCTTCTTTCAATCTTAGAGATCAGTAGCAGCAGCTACAGCGGCTCCAGACACATACTCAGCCCAATCATACCTGAAAGTAATGTCAATATTAAGGAGAGTATCATTATCGTAGTTAAGATCACCAAATTTAGCATCCGTAATAAAGGAGTTATTCAGTGTCCATGTTCCTACCAGTCCGCCTTCGCCATTGAGTTCCTCAATGATCACATCGCCGACTACGCGGACAGCTGCGGCTTTATTAACCGTAGATGGAGCCTGACTTGGGCTAAGGAATACATCCTGCTGAACGTCGGGCTTCAGATAACCCGAATTAACGAGTGCATCATAAAGAATCTGGTTGCCGTCAGGATTGACAGCATTAACGAGGACTACCGATACTGGTTGCCACGTAACTACGCCAGGGTAGTAATAAGTGTTACCCAGGAACTTGTGCTCAGTGGCTCCGACCTGATAAGACGGCTTTGTTGCCGACTTGGCCAGGTACTGCTGGTAAGTGAACGCGCCGTTAGCAGAGGCGAGATTGGGTAGGGTGAGCAAAAAGCGATGTGATCGCCGGGGCTCTGATAGTGCGCTTGTCCAAAATGGCATTTAAATAGTCTCCTGTAATCCTTATATTATATAGTGAGGGCAGCGCAAACTACCCTCCTTTTTATATTAATCCTCGAACGATGCTCCAGTGCGCGAGATATTGAAGTCGATTGCAATGTATTCAATAGCTCGGGTTGGCTTCAAGAAAATCTGTGCATACATAATGTTTCTATCCACCAGCTCTGGTGTGGTTGTGGTACTATCCAGGACAACCTTAAAGTCCGACAAACCAAAGTTTGTTTTCACATCCTGCAAGAAGGGATTAACCTGAGCAGTGAAGCGCAACCATGTCTGCTTGACGTTGGGGTCAAAGAGCAGACCAGCTGCAATCTGAGAAATACGCTTCTTGACGAAGATCATCAAGCGTCGCACGTTAATGCGATCCAGTGCCGAAGGTGTAACCTGCAGGGTCTTCTGACCGAAGATTACAATACCCTCTGCTGGGAACTTGGCGATTGGGTTAATGTTGGCTGTATAGAGGTCATCACGGTCCTTGCGGCGCAGCTGGTGAGCTACATCGACAACGGGGATACCTGCGGAACCTTCTGTGAGTCCGCCGCGGTTGAAGCCGGCTGGAGCGAACCAGACCTGCGTCTTGCGCTGGGAGCTTGAGAAGGTACCCAAAGCAGGGATGGATGGCGGGAGCCATACCATAGCGCCGTTGATGGTGTCGCGGGCACGGACCCATGGGTAGTAGGTGCAACCGTAGGAGGAGTTAAGTCCTCGCGAACGGAGACCGTTGATAAGAGTTGTAATCGTGCTAGCTTTGTTCAGACGATCCACCGATGTACCCTCTTGTCGTGGTCGGAAAGCATCCGGGAGATCAATAATGGCTAGAGCGTCTGCACGATCCTCGCATGTATTCACTAAGTGTGTGGTAAGCCCATCATTAGTGAGACCCGGGATGGTGGCCAGGTTCATCTCAACTGCCTCTGGGTCGGCGATGGTGTCGATTGTTCGTCGAATAGTATTGAGAGTATAGCTCGTTGTCTCGGATGCTCCAATGTTGTTGTTGGAGAAAGCGTCCATATCTGTGATATTAACACCATCGAAACCGCCATACATTGGAATGCTGAATCGGTCATAACCGGCATCGAGCACACCAGATACTGCACCATTAGCGCGAGTAAGGGAGCCGCCGCGGGATCCGCCGACTGCCAGATTGTGCGATCCGCTGACCCAGATACCCTGGGAGCCGGAAATATCATCGAGACTGAAGCTCACGGAGCGCTCAGTGATACCGCTCTGCGCTGCAGCATGCATATCGTCGGCAATGCCGCCGCGGGGGCGGAGAAGATCGATCGTAGAGCGATCGAATACTGTGCCGCCGGCGGTCTCTGTCGTCTGGAATCCGAAATATGCGTCAGTTCTATTGCTAAGTCCGCCATCCGAAGCACTGAGGCGCAACTCTGGCGCTGGGTAGTATAGGGAGGCTGACAGGGCCGAGCCGGAAGCGTAAAAGGGTCCGAAACCATCAGTACTGGATGGAATTGATCCTGCGGCGCCGCTGACCCAGTTGCCTACGGAGCTGGAAGTGAATGCTTCGTTATCATACTTAAGCATTCCTTGGAAACCGAACGGGAGCAATGAGGAGTCGGCGCCGTCGGCAGCCGAACTCATTACAACGCGAATGTGATTAGAGTTGTTGGGCCAGTCACCTTCTAGGCGCAAGCGGCGAGAAGTAGAGTCCCACACACGCTGCTGTGTTCCGATCTTTCGGGCAACATAGTTAAGCGAGTTAGGGTTAAGGTCGCAGCCATCAAACTGCTCAATAATGCGGACTACATTATCTGAATCACTGAGGTGTCGGACCACCACAGAGAAAGTACCATAATCAGTGCTATTGTTAGTCGAGCGCTTGATATCCTGGATGGATACCTTGATGTTTCGGTTAGACCAATCTCCGGGCTGCTCTAGAGCTTCGATGTGGAAGAGATTTACGGGGTTGGCCGAAGGAGAAAGGCGGCAGCTGATAATGTTGGGCGTGCGGGCCGACTTAAGATCAGTCTTGTAGTTGCCGCCTTCCTTATTGCTTGTTCCGCCGTCGAGTTTGACGATGGATGCATAGGTTGTGGCGGCTGTATTGCTGGTCACATTAGCATTCAGGTGACGATCAAAGGTTTCACCCAAGAAATATTTCACCAGAGCGCTAGAGTCGGTAGTTGTTGCATTCGTCAATTGAGGGTTAGTGTTAAAAACCTTACGAATGTAGCGGCTGTCCGTAGTTGTAAAATTGAAGGTAGTAGTGAGGTCACTTGATCCCTTATAGTTATTGACTACAAGCTTGAATTCCTTATTAGGTCCGACTGCACGGACAACAGCATTTGCCGCGGCAACATCAGCGCCATCTGCAGGGGTTACGTCGGTGAAGTCTGCTAGAGCACCACTAAGGGCGAATGTTGTGCCACTATCGGTGCTGTATAAGATTGCTGCGAGGGCGCCGTCAAGTGACGGCTCTACGCCGCCGCCGAATGATCCAGACAGTGTGTCGCCTGTGCCGGCTGTGACACTCCAGTACGTTGCATTGGAAGATGTAAGCTCGCACACTTGTCCGGCAACTCCAGCTAGTGCTGATTTAATGGTCACCACATTGGATGCAGCAGTGGCTGTAAGTTTTGGGGTGGATCCGGAATCGTTGATATGGAGAGCTAGATTAGTGGCTAGCTCTGCGTTGGTGGTGCCGATGCCTACGACGCCGGCGGCGTTGTTGGCGCCGATGGAGAGTTCAAGGTTCCCGCCGGAACCTGTGAGGTGGAGAAGTGTCCCAGTCGAACCAGCATAAGCGCAGGTCACACTAGCACTAGCAGCAGTGGCGGCGTCTTCCTCGAAGACAACCAGCCCCCATGCGTCGCCATCAGCCTTCCAGCCAGCATTGCCGGCGGCACTTGGCGTTGCATCAACATTGTTGGCGCCCAAGAGGCGGATATAGGTTAGGGGCGAACTGTTGCGCAAGTATGCCTGTGCAGCATACATGCCATAGGTTGTAGAAGATTTATTCGTTCCCTCTCGCCATACATCTTCGCTGGCTCCACCAGGAGCAGGGGATCCAAAGATATTGACGAACTCTTCAAAAGAATTCACCGTGACGGGGCGTAGGGCTGGTCCGGAGGCGGCGCGTCCGATGACGAGCGGTCCAATGTTCAAACCGGACTCGGGGATCTGCGAGTTATCGATCTCACTAACAAAAACCCCAGGGGATACGAATCTGTACTTTTTAACTGACATTAGTTATGTTCTCCTACACATTAAGAAATGTTCAAAAGTAAATAGTCGTAAATAGTCTGAATGGTACTATTCTCTATAAAATCCATCTTTAATAGTGTCAGGTATATCTCCAACGATTGTTCTTTCGCGAGCAAACTGAAATTCTACTGCGTTTTCGCGTTTCACAATCTTAGGCTTTTCTTGGTTTTCGCCGTCGCCGATCAAATAACCCAGTGTTTCAATATTAATCGTAGTTTCGTAGTTACGCTGATCCATTCCGAGGGCTGCTTTATTGGAAGTATCTGAAAAGCTTCCGTCGATGAAGATCTCATAGTAATGTCCTTCATTTTCTATTCGTCGTGGCGTGCGAGAGTTACCGGGGACCGTCAGGAAGGGGGTCACCATGGAGTTTAGTTGCTGCTGATATTCCGAACGCACCGTGATTTCATAGACTACTTTAACCCAGACTGGCAGCGGGATGGTAATAGTCTCATATACAGTCTTAGCTGCCGACATATTGCGTTTATTGGTATTTTTCATCTTGCTCGCCACGTTGCCGTTGGCACCTAGGCGGCGATTCGCTTGTGCGTTTTGAAACTCTGCAGTTTTCTTTTGATTGATCTGGCGGGCAATTGTAATAGTGCCGCCTTTAGCATCATTCTCGGGATAGAGATTCGCCCACACAGACCCCTTAAATGCCGGGTCCTTTGTAACGCTGGCGCGATTCACTGTAATCAAGGGCAAGACCAGGGTCTCCTCTTTATCTCGGAGGTCCTTGTTGTGCTTAATCTGATATGCTCTTTCGGCTGTTACCCAGAGTACTGGGACCTTCTTGAACCCTTCATTGGTTGAAGTAGAGATATTAAGAGTCTCATCAACGAACTTTAGCATGGCCGCATCAATCGTTTCTAAAGTGGAAGATGGAACCTCAATCTCATGAAGGTGCTCGGCAACCTTGGGATCCCCCACGTAGTCATACTTGGTCGCCTCTTTGTCCTGAATCTCTGCTTGTGTTCTTTTGCTTCGTGACATCTAGATTACCCCACAAAGATGCCGGTTGGCACGTTTTCAGTAATCTTCTTCGCCGAGTCCTGCAAGGATGCATCCACGATTGCCAAGTTAGCATACGTCGTCTCCTCAAGAATTGTCTTAAGTTCTTCACGGAGCTGATCCATTTCAGTCCGAGCTTGGCTCAGAAGGTCAGCAGCATTGAGTGTAACACTTTCTCCAGGGATCGGAACAGTAGAGAATTTGCCCCGGACCTGACCCAACATCTCCTTAGTAAGAGCTAAGGCGAAACGTCGGATCCACTGTTTGCCAATTGAGTTAATCTTTTCATAGGGGATATTCTCGAAAGGAATTGTGTTAAGATTGTTAATACCTTTAGCACCATTCTCGCCGCGGCCAGTTTCGTCCCACGGCTCAAATTGGTTCTCAATTGTAAATTGAATCCAAATCTTCTCGGGACTTGTGCTATCAGGTCGTGGGTAAATCCGCAACATGTTATCTTTAATCTCGTAAGAATAGTGAGATACCCGAGTATAGAGCGCATCTTCGTAGGCCATCGCCTGCAGTTTGTTTTGCCACGTGGGAACAATTTCAAAGGTTGAGTCATCAGCGTACTGTCCATAAGTACGCATATTGCCAACTACAGAGAAACCACCATAGTAGCCGTAGAATCTCCACATCGCTCGCGGCGTTCTAAAGAACACTTTTCGCACAATGATACGCTTATCTTGCACTTGTTCGTAGTAGGGGGCGAGCGTGTCTGTAGCCGAGGAGGCGGATATAATCGACTGAATATCATAGTCTTGCTGTCCGGATACTCGCGCTAGTGATCCTGAGTATATGGGGACTGTTCCACCGAGCCCGGTTTCTGTCGACATCTGCTCTGTAACTCTGCGCACGTATCCATACTCAAAGCGAGGATACCGTAAAGCTATGTCTGAGCCCGAAAGAGCGGATCCGGACTGGATCTGCCCGTCCTGATCGAATGACCCTGTGGTAGAGCCGAGATAGGACGACAGACTATTCTTTGTTTGATGAAGATTAACGAGATACGAATATTCTAAGACCGCCTCTTCATAGGCAGCATAAACATTACCCTCTGTTAATTCAATATCAAGTACATCGCCACCAAGCTTCTTGTATGTATAAGCCACTTGGTCGGCGGCGCCGGAGAGAAAATACTTAGAGGCAACATACACCCCGAATGGCAATGTGGCACCGACATTTACTGTAGAGCCCGTGGGGGGCAAAATGTTGGCATTAGAAGTTGATGCGGGGTTAAGGTTAGGTATGGCCATTTAAAGTTCCTCTATTAATACATTACTAAATAGAAAGCCCCGCCTCAAAAGAGACGGGGCTTTAACTATTTTGACCTTACGTCTGACTTATTAGCCTGTTACCATGTCTCCACAGATAACAAGACCGTACATGTCTGGACGAACCATCTTCTTGGCATAACGGGTCATGACACCCTTACGAGGTACAAAGTCCTCTACACCGAAGATAGTAGGTGTGGTCTGCAGCGGCACATAAGGTGCATACACATAACCACTCTCAAGGAAGGAACTTCCGCGGCGACCGACGAGGATCACGTTACGCATGAAGTATGGATCGACAAAGATGTCGAGCTTCTTCGAGAGGGAACCAACCTTAACAGCACCCGCGTCGCCACGGTCGCTATCAGCAGTCACGTTAGCACGGAAGCCAGCTGTGAACTCAAGGACGTTGGCAACTTCTGGTCCGCAGACGATGAAGTTGGCAGCACCACGCAGAGTCTTGCGGTGGATCTGTGCAGAGACGTCATTGATGGTCTCAATGAGAGTCTCATACCACTCGGAGACGTTACCAGTGAAGTCTGGAGCGCCATTAGCACCGATCTCGGCACCAGTCTCGCGATTAACAAACTTACCTGGGGAACGCGACCAGTAACGGGTACCAGCCTGAGCACCAACTACGAGGTCCTCAAGGATCTCGCGGTCAATCTCAAGAGCGATCTGCTCAGAAAGAATCTGAGTAAGCTCAACCTCTGCATCCAAGTTGTGGTATGCGTTGAGGTCCTGACCCAATTCTGGGGTCCACTTAGCCTTGAGCTTCTTGGTAGAAGCCGTGACAGCCACAGAATCAACCTTGATGTTGATCTCTGGAATCTGTGGATTGTTCTCCAGTCCCCAGTAGTCGGCTCCTTCAACAGCACCAATAGCCGAAGCGTCTTGGAAGTTGTCGTTCTCAATGAAACGGCACGTGGATGTGTTAACGGATGTCGAAAGCTGTGTGGCTGTCTGACCGCTAGTCGACACATAAAGTGCGCGGAGGACCTCCTGGTTGCCAGAGTCATCCAGATCCGAGAAGGATCGGCTGAGAGCCGTGAGGCGCTGTACGAGTACAGCAACGTTCGTGGCGATGCTGGTCTCGAATGCGGTGGCATCCTGCTTGGAGAACTGTGTTCCAGCCATGTTAAACTCGGCAATAACAAAGTTCGAGCCAGAAGTAAGATCTGGATCAAATCGCAAAATGGTGTTACAATCAGCTTCGCTCATCGCGGATGGCTGATCGCCACCCTTGGACAACCCAAGGAATCCTGGGGCCACTGCACCACCAGCACCCAGGGTACCGGAAGCAATAATTGTAATTGCAGTAGCTGCAAGAGTACCGCTTGGAGAAGCATAACCGTTGCGCAAGTTGTATGGACCCTGGGCTTCTGTACCCTCAAGTCCGTTCAGATCAACACCACCTGTGATCTGCGAACCGACAACACCACCACCATAGATGGATGTGTTATTGGCGAAACCAAGGCGGCGCGAGCCGGACGAACCGTCACCACCGAACTCAAAATCAAGGAAGAAGATGAGGCCGGAAGGCAGGCTCATTGGCTGAACGCTTACGAGTTCGTTAGCGATCAGGTTGCCGAATACTCGGCGTACAAGTGGGAATGCAACTGCTGCAAAACCCTGGACGTCGCCACCAGCCATGGTGGACGCCTCTCGGAGCAGCTCTTTTGCTTGGTTCTCAAGCAAACGTGCCATTCCATTCCGAACGGTATCGTCACCGAGACCCTCAAGAAGACCTGTCTGTTCCCACTTATTAATGAGAGCAGCACCTTCAGCTGAGAGATCACGATTTACGATGCCTTCGGTCAATTTCTCGACGATAGACATATTAAAACCTCCTAATATTGTTATTAATGAATGTCATTATTTATTCAAACCTGCTAAACGCAGCATACGACCCATATTTGGGTCTTTAGTAGCCTCGTTGTTTTTTCGGGAGTTGAGTAATAAGGATGTAGGTCGCTGAACCGCTTCACGAAGTGTCTGTGGTCGTGTGCGCTGATCTGGCGCGGACCCCACTGCGTTTTGAATCGTTTCAAAAATCATACCCGTTTCTTCAACAGAATTGGCAGATTGAACAGCTTCGACAATTTGTGTTTTTTGTCGCTCATTCAAGGAGGCGCTATTCAAAGCCTTGTTTTGATAAACAAGCTTGGCGTTATCCAAGTTCAACTTCATGAGCTGATCCTTGGCTTCCATAATAAGAGCACGTAGCTCTGTATTAGAATCTGTAAGTTCTGAGATCTTCGTCTCAAAGAGGGCGGCGTCAGAAACTGTATCGACAGTCTGTACCTCTTCCTCTTCCTCTTCTTCGAGGTTATCGGCATTAGCGGCTGCTGCGGCCATGGCTTCATCATTAGCCTGGAGAACGCTGTTATAAGCGGACCCTTCAGCGGACCAGCCCTGGGGTCGTGGTGTCATATCCACAGTAAGCTCTTCGATCAGATCGGCGATCATCTCTTCAGTAAGGTTAATCTCGTCGTCTTCGCATGCCTCTTCCACAGCTGCATTTTCGATGTCCTGATTGGACATTGCATCATCTTCTTCTTGATCAACTTGACTAACACCAGAGAGGGTTGCTGCGGCGTCAGACTCAACATCGCTCATACCTGTCTGAGTTTCTTCTAGTGCATCGGCAAGGTCGAGGGCGTCATTTAGGTCCTCTTCTTCCACCATCTCGTCTTCTTCCTCTATACGAGCCTTAAGGGCATCAAAATCAATCTCTACGATTTCTTCGTCTGGGACTCCATCAACTTCTTCATTGGCAAAAGCAAATGGGACATCTTCAGTAAATTCCATAAGATCTTCGCCATTTGTAGCCTCTTCCTCTAGTCCCATCTCATCCTGCTCCAAAAGAGTATCGAGGGCGCGCTTGACTTCTCCTGAGTATTTGTTTAGGACAGCGTCTTCTGCATTTTTTAATGCAGCTTCCTTGAGGGCTTTAGCGTCTACAATTGCTTCTTCTAATAGTGAAGACATAAGATTACTCCAAATCTGATAACTTATCAGAAATAAATAGTGCTTAGGATGCCGAAATGACTAATAGATGATTATTTCCATCTTATTCTCAAACTAAAAAGGGTGCCCCCCAAAAGGAGGACACCCTTAGATAGTTAGAAACTATCCCAAGCTGAACTAGGTTCGGCTTAGTACAGTCGCCAAAGGTCGCTACCCACATCGACGCAGATCAAAGATACTGCGGCGTATGGGGACTCAAGGACCACAGACGCTGCACCGTCAATTGTACCGCCAGAGACAGTAATTGTCAGTGAAGAGCTGCAGTTTGCTGGAGCCTTAACGTGAACGATGTCGCCCACTTCCTGTGGAGCTGGCAAAGACCAGACCCGTGCGGATGTGAGAGAAGCGTTACCGTAGTTGAAACCTTCTGCCAATGTTGCAGCTTCGTCGCCAATGGCGTTTGGAGCTACAGCGGAGTCAGCAGAAAGAACACCGTTGGTTGCAGTGAGACCAGCACCTGCCATGGCAGTTACGAGGTCAGCAATGCTTTCCTTCTTGGAACCGTTGTCATCAGCGTCGACAATAGCAATGCTATCAGCGGCAACATTGACAGCTGCGCCAGCGAGATCGTTAAGGTCAAGACCGAGACGACCAGCTGTGGAAGAAAGACCTTCGTTAGCACCAGCTGCGAGAGCTGTTGCATAGTTAGCAAGACTGGAAATCTTGATAGCGCCAGAAGCACCGTCATCAATCACCATCATGTCTGCTGTAAGATCAATTGCGACCGAAGCCAAGTTGTCAGCAGTCAAAGTACCACCGATCTGGAAGTTACCCGAACCGGAAACACCTGCTGCAGTAAGGTTCTTACTAGCATCAGAGAGCTGGCTGTTAGCAATCTTGAAAGTCTGAGCAACGTCGAGGGAACCAAGAGCTTCAAGCTCTGCACCGTTCGAACCCATGGAACCGAGGTTAGCCAGGGTATCGATAGCTGCCTCAATGGTAGCTTCAGTTGTAGCATCAAGAGATGCAACGTTCTGAAGTGCCTGAGCGGCGCTAAAGACCTCCACACTGTCAATCTGAAGTGTGCTGAACTTACCAGCGTCGGAACCAGAGACTACACCAGTGGAGAACATCATTGCCTCAAACTCGCCGCTGGATCCAATACCGATGTGACCAACGGAAGTGATAGAAGCACCACCGGTCATCGTACTAGCAACATCAAGACCTACGTCCGAAGCGCCGGATACCTTAAGGTTAACGCGGGAAGTTGCTTCCTGCGGAGTAACCCGGTATACCAAGTCGTCAGACGCGTTGTAGATCGCGCTCATACCATCAAACATGTAGCTACTACCACTAGCAGATGACGAAACGGCGAGACCGATGTAGCCACCCATCATTGGGTTACGTGTAAGGTTGTACGAAATCAACTCGTCGTCGTCCAACTTACCAGCTGTCGAAACGAGCGGCAGTCGACCTGAGACAAGGTTTGTCGCCTTAAGGTCAGCAGAACTCAGCATTACCGAAGTAGCAACAGAGCCCGAACCATCATAAGTGAAGTTGGCGTTTGCGCCGAACTCACCATTCTGGTTGTACTGAACGTATGTGTCCGAACCCACAGCATCAAGGTTTTCAACGTTGATGTTGGTGATGCCGGAACCGTCACCCTTGAAGTAGGAAGCGGTCAGCTGATTGATACCAGTGATATCCTTGGACGCGTCGAGAACGACGGCCTTGGAAGCCTCAGCAGTACCCGCTGCAGCAACGTTGGTGAAGTTAAGATCAGCAGCGGAAGCATTAACGAGAACGCCACCAAGCAACAGACCATTGGTACCATCGTGAGAAGCGATATCAAAATCATACGCTCCATCTTTGATGATAATATCACCATCCGCCTGAAGCTGAATCAGATCAGAAACCGAGTCTGGTCCAATGTAGCTGTCGTCGTCGACAGACAAGCTCTTGAGAGCTACGTCACCGTCGGCATCAACAGAGAAGCCGGACATTGTGATTGTGCCCATTGTGAGGTCGCCGGAGCCATCAACACTTGTGAGACCGCTAGCGGCACCAGCTGCGTTGATGGATGCAGCTGCCAAAGTCAGAGCATTGGCGGTTGCAGTTCCATCCACGGCGAGCGATGCACCCTGGAGTTGTCCCGAACCACTGACTGTGGATGTCGAGGCCAGCGATGCAACGTTGGAGTTGCCGGAACTATCAACAGAAAAGCCTGTCATAGTGATGCTGCCCATTGTGAGGTCACCAGAACCGTCAACACTCGTGATGTTACTGACTGCGCGAGCAGACGAGATAACCTCTGAGTTTGCAATCTTAAGACCCTGAGCAACGTCAAGAGAGCCAAGAGCCTCAAGTTCGCTACCGTCTGAACCCATGGATGCGAGATTTGCAAGTGTATCGATTGCAGCCTCAACAGTTGCCTCAGTTGTTGCATCAAGGGATGCAATGTTCTTGAGACCTTGTGCGGCGTCAATGACTTCTACACTGTCAATGGAAAGTGTGCTGAACTTACCAGCAGCCGAACCAGAAACAATACCGGACTGTAATACAGACGCGACTTCGCTTCCCGCTTGGTTGTGGAGCTTAAAAGCACCTTCCTGTGTAAGGGCGCCACTCATCTGAGCGAGACCCGATTGATATTTATATGCCATTTTAAAAAATCCTCCTATGGAAATGACTGAGACTGTGTTAAATCAAAAAATGTTTGAGGGTATCACTATCGGAGGAAGGAGTTACTAAAATTCTATACCCACATATGTCTCATTACATATAGATCTTTGGACGACAAGAAGACAGAAATATTTTATATTTTATTATATTTTTTTTACTTTAGTAAATGAACCAGTTTGTGCCATTTGAATATAGAAATACTGATCCATATGGCGACTCTATGAAAACGTCGGAATTACCATCTATTGTCTGGGAAGCAGAAGCATTAAGAGTTATAGTATTAGTCGGGCTTGCGGCCCCTGACTCATCTTTAATCACGAGAACCTGACCATCAGAAAAGGCTGTAGCATCACACAAAATAGATGTGGGTACAGCTGTGACAGCGAGAATATATTCGGTTAGGGATGCGGTATGGGTCGTGGAGATTGCGGTGCGCTTATGAATAAGTCCGCCGGATAGATAAGAATTCCCATCGGTGCGAAGCGCTGAGGAGCTTAGTGTTGTCACTTGGGCTAAAGATCCCGTATAGGATCCTGTTAGCGTCGTTCCATTAAATGTAAGGTTTGCTGAGGCTCCGAAGCTGCCAGCATTGTTAAACTGAAGTTGGGTGTTAGCGCCGGCTGGTGATGTCGTAGCGCCGTCGCCTGTGGCGAGTACAACATTGTTATTAGCGTCCAGAGATAAGTAACTCCCCGGGCCGGCCATTGTCCCGGACACAGGTTCTATATTCACAAACGATGCAGAAATCGTGGTGAGTTCAGCCAGCGAACCCGTATAGGACCCGGTGAGGGTTGTGCCGTTGAAGGTGAGGTTACTTGAGCCAGAGAATGCGCCGGCATTATTGAATTGTATTTCTGTGGTTGCGCCGCCGGGGTTTTGTCCGGAACCACTCATACGCGTGATAGCATAATCACCAATGTACAGGAATGCATCCACATAGGCAGGATTCTCGTCCGAATCCGTGGGCGGGTCCTGTTGGAAAAAGATTCCATTAAAATAATCTAGTACCCAATCGCGAGCGTCAAGAGCGGGAATCTGTGTTGGTCCAGATGAGGTGTGGTATACCAGAGCCGTGTAGTTGGACCCGAAGGAGGGAGGGATGATCTGAAGGGTGCCAGTTGTCTCATTCAAAACTTGTCCATTAAGATAGAAACCAGTGCCTTTCTTGGGGTTGGAAGAGTTCGCCTGATAGTCTGTAGGGAGACTCAAAGCGAATGCTTGATAGCGACCGTCATCATCTTTGGTGCCGGCCATGGGAGTTGCAACAAGTTTCACCATCTCCGCAACGCCTCCCAAAATAGTATAATAGGAGCTAGAAACTGGGGTAGGCGGTTCGTACCCAAAAATAGTACTAGCGCCCATACTGATATTTGAGCCTATACCCTCGTTGGATACCCCTTTCGTATTAGATGTTTGTGCTTTGCCTAAAACCTTCTTGAAAGAAAGATTAAGTTTTGAAGTATCGGTTAATGCAGTGGACATTTAGCTACTCCCCCATGCTATACTTAGGGCTGAGATGTAGCCAGTCCATGCAGCGTCGGCAACTATTTTAACAACTATGTTCTCATTCTGCTCAACCGTCTGCGTGACAAAGGTACCCTCATGTGTATCATTGTTAATCTCTAGACCGCCAGGGTCCGGGGTACCAACAAAGGCGCCATCGAGATTATTTAGTTGCGCTGGGTCGTTAGCTGTGGCAGATCCTAGGTCGAGCCAGCCTGTCGTCATTGCTGTCGATGTTGTCGGGAGCTTCACGAACACGCGAATATTGGTAGCCGACAGCGCAGTGGTAGCTGGGACAATGCGCGTACTAGTATCTCCTGTAAAACTTATACGGAAATTAGTCTGGGAGGCTGCGCCGGTTTGAGTAAAGTATCGGAAGAAGGTACGAGTTCCCGAAATACTTGAATAATCTACATTCCCGGCGGGGCCGTTTGCAATAGCACTAAAGTCCCCACTATTAGGAATATCTCC